TTGCGATAACTGTCTAAACGAATGATCTTGCCCATGCAAATATTTACTCCTCCAGCAGTCTCATCAGTAATTTTTGTTGCAACCAATCTGGCACACCTGGCTCCTGCATGATCCACACAGCGAACTCCTTGCTGTGGCACCATTGCTTTAATTGCTGTGCCTCCACGGTGGTGTGGTTCACAGGACTGAATCCTTGATGGTCGTAATCTGTCACTGACAGGAACTCCCAGGCATAGAGGTTGCTGTAGGCATGATGCAGGAATTGTGCGTAGGTATCTGAGCGGAATTGTGCTGAGTCTCTCACGATGTTTTTTCTCACTCTCTGATGTTGCGGTGATGATTTTGCGGGCATATTTTACGGAGTGCCCCAGTATTATGACAGAACTTGGAGCACTCCACTTTATAAAGCACCAAAAAGGTATAGTGCCAGATATTTATTATGATTGTAAAAAAAGCGGTGGGAAATGGGTTAGAGAGGATATGCCTATGGAATCTCCAACCCATTCCACTCAAAGGAGAAATTCCCAAATGGCTTTAGGATATTTCCAAACATACTTATCGTTGGTAAAATCAAAAAAATGTTGCTTTTTTTGTGACAGTCATATATATTTGTGATATAACAATTAAGGAGAACACACAAATGGCAACTGAGGTTACAAATAATAATAATATTAACAACATAATAACAACGAATAACAACATTGTAAGTAATGATTGTGATGCCACACAATCAAATAACAACAATGTATCTCTTGAGCAGTCGCTTCGCTCTTCTTTTGAGGAAATAAAGGGAAGTGGTTGTGAGAGTGGCAACATTGCCACAAGACAAAACGGCCTTTTACCACGACTATGGCAATGGGTGAAAGTGGATCTGTTTGACAACTCTGACAATCACAAACCTAGACACAAGATCGCACTCAGCATCTGTAAAAGCAACGAGATCAATAGATTTAGAAGTCTCAATAACTCTCCATTTGCAAATTTTAAGAGAGGCTTTGTGGATTATAAAAATGATCCACATTATAATCTTGTGAGAGATCTGTATCACGAATTAAAACAACAAGGCTACAAACCCAGAGTTAGCAAATGCTTTTTACCAGGCTATAAAAATCGCAAAGGATCCACTGTGAAAAGATTAAGCACCATATTGGTATCAGAAACACAAGAAAGAAGATATACTCTAGCACTGATACACAAAGACACAGTGATGTGGATAGCTTTAAAAGGTGATGCGGGTGATTTATCAGAAAAACAGAGAGTCAATAGAATGATTGCCACAGGTAAAATTACAGAACCTGCCGCATCCTATGGCAAAGACATAGACGATGTGCTCTAGAACCTTGTAAAGACCTTATTGTTCGTTTAAAGCACCATTTAGATTGACTTTAATCTGCTGTTGCCATAATATTATTTTGTGGCATTACAGAAATTAAAAAAATTAGCATCTGAACGATTACCCGTACTGTCAGAAGAAGAGCAGGATTTACAAGAACTGGACAATATTGAAGCAAGACAATACCACAGAAAAGAAAAACGAGACAGGTTAATGCAAAGTTGGAAAGACAGACCCAAACACAATATTACCAAAGAAGACATATTAAGTGCACCAAAACCAAATAAATTAAATTACAATGAGTAATCACTGCCTGGTGTTCTTCAATGGACCATCACTGAATCATTATATGTCACTGCCCAAGAGATTCACAGAGATTGGTTGCAATTACATAGAGAGCATCAGGCCCTCAGTGGATCACATCGTGTGCTATGATCCTGAGATGCGAGACCAGATACCACAGTCACAAGGCAAGAAGTATTGGTGCAAGAATGGCAACAGGTCTGAAACTTGGGGAGAGATCTGCTATCCCATGATAGATACTCCACAGTGCTCAGGCACACTGGCAGTGCGATTGGCTCTACAGTTGGGATTCACAACCATTTGGGTGTTGGGCTGTGATTGGGGGCATTCAGATCAATCTGTGTTCCAGGATCGCTACAGATCGCAGTCAGCCAAGAAATACAGCAACAGCAAGGTGAGACAGATGGACAGATGGATGAAGGACAAGGACATTAGAATAGTGAGTGACAACAATCTAGCATTTAAGAAAAAACCCGTGTCCCTCGCTGAATTTACTTCTTTCTATCCAACTTAGCAGGAGGTCTGCCTCTGCCAGAGGTCTTCATGGGTTGGTTGCCTCTCACTCTGACTCGCTGACCATCCAGTTCCACAGTCTTCCAATAATAGATTACCACTTTATTGATGTCTTTTTTTAACTCAAACTCACAGTGATGAAACTTGCCATTGAAACAGGCACCATGGTGACCCAGTGTGGCACCTATGCTGTGTCGTTCACTCTTGGTTAAAAGTTTTTTATTTTTGAATCTAAATCTTCGTAGATCGTTGTTGCAACGGAATTCTCCCAGGAGCTCAATCTTGGAGAAGAAGTCCTTCATGTGTTATGCGTTGGGCACTATGGTGTTGTCTGAAAAGTATTTCCAACTGCCTGAACCTGAATAGTAGGCAGGTCTGGATTCTGTGCTGTCCGCGTTGTCTATCATGGCAATCATGCCTTCGCTCAATCCTGTGACCGCATAGGCACTCACAGCAGATATGGGAGTGAGTTTGATCACGTTGTTGATCACCACCACGTTGGTGGCAGGTGTCAGGGTAAGATTGGTAGCGGTGGAACTTATGATGGTGTTGGGTAACTGTGTATTTGTAATCTTGCTAGAAGCATCCAATCCAGCCACACCTGATGCTTGGTTTCTACCATTGATGATATTTTTAATTTCATCCAGAGCATCTTTTAAATTCACGCGAGCATTCGCAGGTGAATCTGTGCCTGAGTCTAAATTGGTTGTTATTATGTTTGAATCGTTTGTTGGCCAAGTCATTGTATTTCCTCTTGTTATTTAATCCTGTTAGGTAGTCCTTATTACATTTCCTTCCACATTCATTGCCACAGGTGGTAATCCACGCACATAGGCATCCAAAGTGACATCTGTTAGTTCACCTGAAGCAGGTTTATACACCTGTATAACAAAACTGCCTGTGCTTTTGCTCACAACCTGTATCAGTGGTATGGTAGTGATAGAAGTCACAGTGGCAGATGATGAGCCTGAATCTCCCACAAAGTATCCTGTGTTCACATAGCCTGAAGCCACGTAATAGATCACAGAAGAACCATCTGAGCTTACTCCTGTTACCACTGTATCTGTAATTGTGGTCAGTGGTGTGGTACCCACATAGCTGATAGATGAATAGGTATTTTTTGTTGCGATGGTCTTGCCGCTGGCAGAAGTATTCCAACCTTCAATGGTCTCCTCAACAGCATCACTCAACAGAGATATACCAATTGCTTTAATACCCTGTGGTGCTGAGTTGATTCCAGAGTTTATGGCCACAGTTACTCTGTAATATCTTTTAGATCCCAAACCTGTGAAAGCAGGATTGGATGTTCTTGTCAAAGTTATAGATGAGGCACTGCTCATGTTGGAATTGTTGCTGGCCTCTATCAACACTTCAGGATATTCCGCACCATAAGATGGTGTGGTATTGGCACCATCTGTCAGTGCTGTGATGGTTATTAAAGGATAGATTTGATGGCTGTATCCCAAATCAATAATATCAGATGTGTATTCAAGTTCAGTGGAGCTGGACAGAGATTGATACCAACCCGTGTAGGTACTCCAACCAGATGATAATCCTGCCCAAGTGGTTGAATCTTTGGGCAGATATAGATCTTGTGTCTTGTCGTAAAAACCAGTTCGTGCCATTATGATCCCCAATTTCCTGTTATTGTAGTGGTAGAACCTGTAGTGGTAGTGGTTGAACTGATGCCTGAAGCAGGTTCATAAACCAAAGTCACTGTAATCTTACCCACGCGAGTTGTGCCTGATACCAAAGCTCCAAACTCTTTAATTGTTGAAGTGGCATTGATATAAACAAATTCTGATCTTCTCTGTAGGCTATTCAAGGCAGACACTCTTATGTTGTATTCCTGTCCTATGGTCACAGGAGATATGATATAATTTGTGCTTGTGGTAGTGACAGCAGTCACATATTCAGCATCAGTGCCCAATTTATATTGGACCAAATAATTGGTTAGATATGGATCAGTGGATGCTGTCCAAGAAACTTCAATTTTATAAACGGTTTGATTGTCTGATCCCACTTCTTTTTTAATAGTTCCAATAACACTGGATGGTGCGGAAACAACCAAAGGATCTGGAAGATTGATCACAGGTCTCACAATGTCATCTGGCTTGGCCTGTATGGCATACACACTGCTTTGATGTTCTATACAACTAATTTCCACCTCTCCTGTGGGTTGTATTCTAATATCTGTAACTCTAAAAATACCATCCAATCCAATTTTATCATTTGTGACCCTGATAAGATCACCCACAGTGATATTGCTGGATGCTATTGTGGTGTTGAACTGTAATATCTTGGCTGATCTTGTTCTTTTTACAAACACTTCAGCATACTGTATGGCCTGTTCTCTTTGTGCCACAGTGATTAGAGTGATCTGTTTTTCCAATCTTATGTGATCCTCAGAGAGATATTGTGTGTCTTCTGCAGTACCATCCTCAGGCCATATCACTTCATTGGGTTGATAGTCAGCATCTGGATCCACGTATGTGACTCTACATCTGTTGATTTTGCTCTCTTTGTTCTCACCTTCAATGTTCAAACCACCTATTATCTCATCTTCTGTGACAGAAAATACCACATCTGGAGAACCAGGTGTGGCCGTGATGTCAGTGTCATCTCCACCATGTTCAATCTTCAATTGATATTTGCCCTGTTGATAAGGCATAATGCCACGAAATCCTTGTAAAATTATTTTAATATTAGTCATTAAACTTTGACCAGTATCTAACACAGCATCACAGGTGAATGCCTTGCCAGTAGTGGTTGAGGTGTAAGTGACCACTTGATCACACAGTGTGGCCGCAGTTTTAAAAGTACTCCAATCAAACACATCATTGGCCAATCCCTTACCATATCTTTCATTTCTCATATAATCTAATAACACTGATGCTGGATTATTATTAAAAGTCACTGTTTCATTATCGTAGGCAGTGGTATGAGTAGATCCCAGTGTAGTAGCATCAAATATTTTTTTACCTTGTATCACAACTTTGATGTCAGGTATTCCTCCACCATATGGGTTTTTATCTGCTTCTTCTTGTGTGCTGGATTTCACCCATTCAAATCTCAAAGCAAGATAACACAGCCCTGCCAATCTATGATTGTCTCCCCATCCTGGTGCTTCTTTTAATATAGAGCTGGATACTTGACCATCACGACCATCAAAAAATTGACACTGTAATCTTCCTGCATAATTGGTTGCGGTAGGAGAAGCAACCACACCGTGAGAATATGAATCTAATGGTACTTCGTTGTCATCCACATATAATTTTACAAATCCATTGCATTGTCCTTCAGCCACAACAAAACCAAGATATAGATACCTGTTGTTGTCACCGTTGGTAGATACAAACACTCTTGTGCCTCCTATTAATCTTGTGCCATACACCACTGGTATGTTGCTGATAGCAGAATCTTTGTTTAATAGAACACCCTGTATGGATTGAGAATCACTGTAGGATTGATCAGGAGCATCAAACTTCGTTCCAAATGGAGATGTAAGAGCACTGACCACACCTTTTACCAAACCCACGGCACCTTTCACAATGGACTTACCTACATCTACAATTGCCTCTACTACACCACCCATTATATCACCATCTTTCTATAATTTTCAGAATATTTTTTATAACCCAATCTTGTTAAGAATGAATTCATTCTATTGTTTTCATTGCCGTGAGCATAACTGAAATGTATTTCCACAGCCTTGTTCTTTACTGCCCAATCATTCACAGCACGATATAATTTTAATGCTCCTAATCCTTTTCTGTGTTCAGGGTAGATATAATAAAAATGATCATGAACAAAACTATCGTAGTTCCAAAGATATTGCACTAAAGAAACCGCACAACAGCCAATAATTTTATTATCTTTTTCCATAACAAACACTTTCAATTTGGGATTATTAATAGAATTTAGATAGGAGTTTTTTATTTTAATAAGATCTAATTTTAAATATTTAAAATTACTCTCCAAATGTTGAACTTTGTTCAATTCAAGACATTGTTCTAAATCTGCCTTACAAAATTCTCTAACTATCATAACTCTTTTCCCAAGTAACATCACTTTGAACAAAACCATTGCTCATTAAAAGATCTGCTTTGGCATCCACATCTAATAGATAACAATTACTGGATGTTCTAACAACTTTTATATTGTTATCATTGCAAAATCTCATCACTGCATCAAACAATAATTGATAATATGCAGAATCTCTGTGAGCAGTATCCAAATGAATTAAATCAATGTAACATCTCATATTGGTATTCCAAGGTAGACTGTCAATCTGTGCCACCACAAATCCTACCAATACCGTGTCACGAAACATTCCAAAACATTTATTTAGAGCACCTGTTAATAGACTTTTTACTCTAAAATTAAAACTGGCTTTGTCAAATTCTGTGTTGACCCAACCTCGTTCATACACTGCTTTGTAAGCAAGATCCAACACTTGATTGATATCAGAAACTCTCAATGGTCTAACTGTGTTCATTATACTTTTCCCCATTTGATATCTTTGACAATCTGTGGTGAGAAGTCCATGCCCCTGTCTCCAAGAAAATACAATTCCTGTGAAGCAGAGTTGGTTCTTCTACCATTGGTTCTTTCAAAATCTGCAAATTGGCTGGCACAGCTCACTGTGATTGTGGCCGTGGTTTCAGTTTCTCTAATTGAATATCCTGTGATCCTGCCATCAAACACTAGGAACACATCACTGTCTGTAAAAGAAAAATCATTACCAAGAATTGCTCTATAGATCACCACTCGCTGGTCAATATAATCGTTGTTTAATATCAAAGCCACTGTGGTTGTGTCCACTGCTGTAAAAGTCATCTCCAGTGTGCCCACTCGTAGATCTGAACTCTCCACAATGTTGCCGTAGTTTAAAAATTGATTCTGTGCTAGATAGGTATTGGTTCCAGCATTGGGTGCTGATGGGCTGTCCCATTGTAGATTAATATTTGTAGTGGTATAGTATTGAGGTGTGTCTAATTGTAATTCTATTAAATCAGCAACAAATATCTGTCTTGATTCTAACTTGGTTTGAAGACCTGCTCCTATATTCCTTGACATTAGATCTCCTCATTCAAAGTTATTTCATACTTGTAGGTGCCATCAGCTTGAGTGATGTATTTTTGTTGATCTGAATCTAAATAAACTTTTAAAGGCACATTATTATAAGTTACTGTGGTGGTATTGGTTATACCAGTTACAAGATTTGGATAAAAGTTTAGAGTAGCAGATGCCAACGATGCCACATCTTCTGTGATCATATAAACTTTATCGTGATTAGAAAATTTAATTAAATCTCCTTTTTTAAGAGTGCCTGTGCCTCCTGATACAGCGGCAGTGAGAGCACTTGCGGCCACTGAGCCTGTGGAAGTCACTGTGCCTGAGGCAGTGCCCCTGGTGCTGGCAATAGTGGGTGGAACCACGGTGAATGATCCATACTGACCATCCTGTTTCACAACAAAACTATAAGCAGTCATAAAGTCTGCTCTGGTCATTGCTGGTGATTTTAATTTAAAACTCCAATATTGAGCACCTACTCTTATTCTTTGTGCTTTGCCTGATACGGCCACTGTCACTCTGTTTTGAACGTTGCTTTGAAAATCTAATGTTTCAAATCCTACGGTTGATGGAAATGTTCCGCTCATATTATGCTGTCAAACTCCTTTTTCCTCGCTCTGCTAAACCTCTGTTGATCAAACCAATAATCAAGTCTTGTCTTGTAGTTAGTAGTTGATCAAAATCACGAGCATCAATTGTGTTTATATTAAATGTCACTGTTAAATTATCTCCTGCTCCCAATCCAGCATTACCATAACTCGTGTTCATATCATTGCCAGCCATGGATGAAGCCAAATCATTATTGGATATAACTGTACCATTGCTGTTGGGCACGAATAACTCTGGTCCTTTTTCACCCACGATGTAAGGTTGATTGGCCGCGGCTGGACCTCCTCCTGCTAAAAAGAAACCAGCAATCTGTATCGCTGTAGATACCCAATCATTGCCACCACCTCCTCCTCCACCATAACTGCCACCTTTGGGCATAGCGGCTAAAGTGCCTTGTAATGCTATCTGTTGTCTTAGACCAGAATTAACTGAAAATACTTCATCTCTGATCTCTCTAAACTTCTTTTTAACGTAATCTAATATAAACACTTCTATGGCCAATTGTAAGAACCCATTGATCAGCTGTTTGGCAATGGCCTGCCCCAGATCATACATGGCCTGTGTGGCAGATTTGGTTCCATTGAATATGGACAGTAGGGCATCAGCACCCTGTGTTTTTAATGATCCAAATGTGCCTTTGATAAGATCCACAGTTTCTTGATATGGATTTGCGGCATCCTCTAATTGTTTGAAAGCATCTTCTCCTGCTCTGCCCAATTGATATAATAGACTTCTCTGTTCTTCCAGTTGTTTAATAATTAGGTATCCAGGCACCGCTTCTTGATCTGCCTGTGCTTGTAGACTTCTACCATAAGCATCAGAGGCTTTTTTAGCTTCTTGTGCCGCTTTTCCAGCACCTGTATAAGCATCAGTGACTTTGTCTACAATGCCTTTGCCTTTGTCAATCTCCTCAAAAACTTTTTTTGTGTTAGTAAAATTAATTTTATCAAAAGCATTTTTAAATCTTTCTATGCTGGGCAATCCTCCAAGCAGAGTGCCATAAAAACCTGTTATTGTATCATACCAATCTCCTAGATAGGTAGTAACGATTCTGCCCACGTTGATGAATGCCTGTATAATTTCTCCAATTACGACTCCCAGAACCCTAAATCCAGCATTAAATTTGTCTAACTGAACTTGCCCACCTGTGAATGATCCTGTGAATGAAGTTAGAAAATTTTCTCCAAATCCTATCACAGCGTTCTGTATTTGATTTAAACTGCCTTGAATGCTGTCTGCTTGATCTTTTAGGGCACCACCCAATGGACCATTCTTGCCTAATAGTTTAGATAATGCTTCATTGGCTCTCAGTCCTGATTTTTCTGCTTCTTTGGCAATGTCTGGATAGAATCTTTTAATGTATTGTGCCAACTCTGAGGTCGTGCCTATGCCTTCCACGTTGGCCTTGGCAATCATCTCCGCGGCCTTGTCCACACTGATTCCAAATGCGGCTGATGCCACACCTGCTTGTTCTAAATTCTTTTGTAGGTCCTGTGGCAGAGGAAATATTCTTGCCAGTATGACAGAAGCTTTTTGAACATCATCTAATGATAATTTATAATCAAGAGCAAATTTTCTAGCAGTTTCAAATGCCTGTTTGCCCAGTTGAGCACCACCATACAGTGCTGTCAATTCACGATTGGTCTTGTCTGCGGCTGTGGCCACATCCAACATGGATTTTAGTACACCTGCTCCACCCAATGCAATGAAGGCACCCCTAACGAGTCTAAACGTGGAAGCCACTGTGGCACCATTCTTGTCAATCCTGTTCAATGCAGAATTAACTTGGTTTAGTCCTCCTAGTCCTTTGACTAAGACATCAATACCTAGTGCATAACTGGCCATCGTTATCTACCCTTTACAGGGTTGCCTTTCATTTTTGAAGCTCTCATAGTTTTCTGCTTCTCCTGGTTATCGTGTGTGATGTATCCAGCCCACATCACCAATTCCAACGTTGTCATCTTTATGATTTCTTCAACAGACTTATGCAGTCTATCTGCCAGCATCATAATGAATCTCAACTCAACGTTGGTTGCTATTCCTTTGCGGCTTCTTCAGAAGTAATACTTACTTTACCGTTGTTGATAGCACCTGCCACTTTAATAATAACAGATGGATCTGCTTCGTTAAGTAATTTTGCTCTGTCCGCATCAGTGAACAACCTCTTACCATTGGCATCTTTGGCTTTGACAATCAGTGTTTCCACTAATGCTTCAACCAAGTTACCTTTTGTGGCAAGATCCACTATCCTAGACTCATCTCTGAAAGCATGGGTGGTTCTGAAATAGATGTCAGTGCCCCATTCTTCACAATGATATTTTTTAAGATCACCAGAGATGCTCTGTTGATAGTGTTGGCTTATCTTATCTGTAATGCTCATTTTTTATTTTCTCCTTATTTTTTCTTGTCTTATTATTTGGTTAATAGATGGCTTGATAATACCTTGCGGTGCTTTCTTGCTGTATCCATCTTCCAATCTTTGTCCATACGGTTGTGGGTTGGTTATTTTAACTCTTTCTTTGGTTCCTGACATCTTCCATGATCTCCTAAACTTACCACTCTTTACTGGGCTGTTGGCCTGTAATAATTTGTAAAGTTCTTCCACAATGATCTTGGTGGCACCAGTGATATAAACATTGGTGTCAGAGATGGCTTTCTTAGAGTTAAATTTAACAACCACATCAACCATATTATATGTTTGTTATAGTTAATGCACCAGAACCTTGAAAAGTACAAGATGCTTCTACCATTCCATCAAAATTTGATGTGATAGAAAAGTTAGTGATGATCACGTTACCTGCAAGTTTTTGTCCCACAAGTGGTGCAGTGTCTCCAGATGGATAAAGCTCAATCTTTGCTAATCCTTCTGATCCACCACCAGCGACATAACTTAAAAGGTTTCTTTGTCCTGCATCATCATCTCTTAGATAAAGATCCATAGATCCAGAAAATTGTCTTAATCCTGGAATGTATGATCTTGCTCCTGATCCCATAACAGTAGATTCAATTGATTGAACTTCTTGATCTAATGTGAAAGATCTAACACTGGCCACTGTCGCAACTGTTGAGTCACCCCCAACGAATTTAACGACACCGTTTTCTCCAGTGTATGTTGTTGTATTTGCTGCCATTATTTGGCCTCCTGTTTGCGTGTTTCACCAAGAACACCTTGTTTTATTACATCAGCATGAACTACCATTTTATATGGTAATTGTTTCTGATCACTGATTGGCTTGGTGTGGCCAATATTCTTTCGTTTTAACACGATTGAATTCATTATAATGCACCTTTCTTATAGGTATAGAAAACATCCACTGTGACAATAACTTCACCCAGTGGTATTTCTCGTTCCACAATCTGTATGTTACTGACCCTCGTGGTTACGTTGTGGATGTTGCCTGAATTTACGCTGATATCTCTGCCTCGTTGTTGCTCAAGAGTTTCTTCTATTCTTTCCACTATCTCATTTCTCAATGTGTCTAATTCTGATCCTCTAACATAACATCTTAGGATATATTGTGTTTTGCTTCTGCGAAGATCCATAGATACATCTTCTCTGTCTTCAGAAGTGGTCACAACCAATATGGCTGGAAATTGTGTAATAGCTAATTTTACCACATCAAAATACTTGCGGCTGACCAAACCAGGTGCTGGCTGTGTCATATTTTGTAATTGCTGGGTTATGTTAATGGCTATATTTTCTCTGGCTGACATTATCTCTGCAATCTTCTATGATAGTAAGGTTTCTTCTCAGAATCAGTAAATGTGCCTGAACTGTCAAGATCATAAGAAACTCCAACTTCTAGTATTAAGTTAAATTCTTCTTCAAATTTGCTCTTGTAGTAGGACATCTTTTCTCTGAAAACATCACCTGCTGGATCAAAAGTAGATAGCTTGGGATATATGTAATGGGCTAGAACATGATAAACAGCCGCTCTCTCAAATTGAGTGGCATTTAATTTGCCTTCTTCTAATTTGGTAGCAGATCCCTGCAACACAGAAATATCTAATCTGCCGTAGCGAGTGGTGGGCCACCATCGTATGTTCAATAGCCTGATAATGTCATCGTAGGTTCTTTGGTGTAAATCGCTGAATTCTTGAATTCCAAATTCAGTTATTTGTGGCTCATAATCTTTTAGATCAGAGTCTGTCGCGAATTGTGACATAGAAGTCCTTCTTTATGTTATTAATCAAGTCCTACTTGATTGCTTTTATTTATTGTAAAAAGATGAAAGGGCTCTTATTAGGGAGCCCTTTCATAGTCAAACTTTTTGTTTAATTGAAAAACAAAAACTCTAAAATTATAGAGCTCTTGATCCTTTCACTAAACAAGCATAGTTTTCTTTTAACACAGCATTGCCACGAGCAGTAGTCGCTACAAATTCTGTAGTTCTAGCTGAAGCATCTCGCTGAGTTTCAATTCTGATGTTTCTTTTCAAAATATGACCAAAAGCCATAGGTGAAAATACAGCACCTGCCGCTGAGTTAGCAGTAGATTCATCCGCTACGGTGTTGCTCATGAACACTTTCACGTTGAATAATCTACCAACATAAGCAGAAGAACTGATTAAAGAGTTACCAGTTGCAGATAATGCATTGGCACCACCTGAACTCGCAAAACCTGCGTTAGTCAAAGCAGATGTCAAAGCATAGGCCTGACCTGGATGTATCACAGCAAAGTAATCACCATCTGCATCTGTGGGAGCATTTTGTGCTCTTAATTTGTAGACAGCATTTAAAATGATTGCTGGAGTGATTGTAGTTGAAGTACCACCAACAGAGTTAGTAGTGATGTTAGTCTCTGTGAAAAGAGCGAATGCATCAACATCCACTTTTTCTGCAAGAGCGTTACCTAACATAACTCCCACATCTGATGCCATATTTCTTGCAGTTGATTCTGAAAGAAGGTCTGACACATCAATTCTTGCACCAATTTCTGATGCAGTAATTGTTTTGCTGGTTGTAGAGATTGCTTCACCTGTCAAGTCTTGAGCTTGAGTTGGTGCATAAGCAGTCGCAGTTGGATAAACTGGAATTTGCACAGTTAATCCTGGTACTCCACTGTAATCATATACAGTATAAACATTTCCTGCTATAGATCTCTCATTGTAAGAGAAAATAGCTTCGTTCAGTACATTCGTTAAGAGTGCTGAATCCGCAGTGGAAAAACCTGCTTCTGTCATTGATGTAGTTGCCATCGTATGACTCCTATTTTTAAGTTAATTTTGGCCTACTTAGAAAATATCTTCTTGCGAAGTTCTTTGTAAACCGCTCTATCTGCTGGATTGTTTAGATTCAGCTTACTGATATCAACTTCTTTGGCACCTTCAGGTGATGTGTTGGATTTACTTCCTCCACCAGCAGGACCAGCTGTAACAAAATGTGGATTGGTTTTAAGCCATTCGCTTACTAATCCATCTATTGTTACTGGGTCTCCAGTTTCAGTGTATTTCACTTGTCCAGATCTTGGATCAATCACTTCAACTTCTCCAGCTTCTGACATTCTAACTTGATCCCTAACAAGTCTTGCAACCTGTTCTGGATTGATAGCTTTCTTGGTAGATGCGGCATTTATCAATGCTCCATCCACTTTGATCTTGGCCAGTTCACTAGATAAAGTTTGGATTTTTTGTTGTGCTTTATCAGCAGTTTCTTTCAAAATCTTTTCAAACTCACCTTTACGTTTTTGTTCCTCAAGTTTTACTTGCTCTTCTTTTTGGATCAAAGACTTATAAGTTTCCAAATCTACACCTTCAAACTTTTTAAGAATCTTTTTCTCCGTTGTGCCTCGCACAGCCGCAGTAATTGAATCTAATTCAGCCTGGGTATAAAGTTTTGTTGGTTCAGTTGCTTGAGTAGAATTTTTAGAGCCTTCCGCGGGTGCCTCAATAACACCTTCTGTATTGGCTTGCGATGTTGTTTGACTCATCGTGTCCTCCATTTGTTGTTTATAAGGGTAGGATTTACCCTCTATGTGTTTATTTAGCAAATGATTATCGTATGTTAAAAAACGAAGTGCTGATGCTCCACAGCACCAATAGTAGGGATCCAACCACTGTGATTAGTTTGATCCACAGCATGATGTTCTCAATGCAGAGTCTTCTTTTCCTATTTTTGGATATCTGTCGTTGAAGTATAATAGATTTTTTAGTGATGGCATCTATTCTTTTAAGGATTGTTCGTTCAAAACGATTCATTCTTTATTTACTTTTTTTCAGCGTCTTTGTAATCGTAATCATAAGACCCTTGCTCTTGTTCTGTGGTAATCCATTTGGGTTGTGTTTCCACACTCCAATTGTGAGTGTTGACCAATCTGTTTATTAAGGGTGGTTGATTGAGATCTATGCCCATGTTTGAATCAAATACTTTTAATCTATTATTGGGCTGTATGGCATAATTGCCTGAATCTAATTCTATCACATGACCGCATTTGTGTTGATCTGGTTTGCCAGCATAACCATAATTTAATTCATTGTAATCACCCTCTGTCCAATCCAGTGTGAATAGGTATTTGCCTTGTAATGTTTTTTTACTTCTGGTAATGAATTGGATCCTCGCTCCTGCCAATTGATGGAATGTGGTCACAGCAACATTATAACTAAAACTATCCCATAGAACTAATTCTGTTAATAGCACTTCTTCTGTGTCTTTATTTTTACAGAATGCTGATACAGGTGCTCTCCACCACACACCACCATCCTCCATCATGAAATGAAATAGTGGTGATTGTTTGGGTATTGAACAC